TGCACGGTGTCTCCGCCCATAGCAAACCAGGCGCCAGTCCACGCCTTACCGAAGCAAGTGACCGTTATCCGCCCCTTACCAGGCTCATAGTTTTCTATCATCACTCGGACAGGGTCTAAGCGTTCAGCGCCTGTAATGGTGAAAGACAGAACATCCATTCTTTCGATAGTTATGCTCATTTGTCGGCCCCCTCGCGCAGCTGCTGGGCGATATCTTCCAGGATGCCATCAGCAAAGGAGCGGTCGAAATCACCCTCTGGTGCATCTGGCATAAACTCGGTTGAGGTGAGAATCATGCGAGCGATATCTGCTGCGTTTTTGGCTGTGTCATCGATAAAGCCAGCATCCCAAGCAGCCAGCA